CGGCGTCCTTGTCGGATCGGGAACCTCTGCTATTACTGCTTTGACCGTAGGAACAAACGGCCAAGTCCTTGTCGGTTCAACCGGAGCCGATCCTGTTTTTGCTACCATCACCGACGGAGAAGGCATTGACACCACAGCAGGCGCAGGGACGCTGACGATAGCGTGTGAAGATGCAAGTACGAGTAATAAGGGTGTTGTTAAACTCGCTGGAAACACTAAAGCCCTTGCAGGGACTGATACAGCAAGCGCTGTGACACCTGATGATTTGAAATATGTCCTAGACCACAGGATTCATCAATACTACGGAGTCTCTTGGAATGAATCAGCAGACACTTATGTTCGGACAGGCGCAACCGCTGGTCAGCCTTGCGGAGTGACTTTAGCGGATGCTTTTCTTCCTGTCCAAGCAAGGATGCGGGGATGTATTCTGAATGATGATGGGACGGTTAATTATTACCTTTGTGCTACGGACTGGACAAAGAAAGAGGACGGCACAACTGCTTCCAACCTTGACGGAACAGACGGTCAGGTCATGGTTGAGATTCCGAAGTTCTGGTATCGCTACGGCTACGCAGGAACCTCACACACTTGGGAAGTTTCTCCTGTTCCTTTAACTGGTTTTAAAGTCCACGAAATGTTTATGAGTGGTAACACCGAGAAAGATTATGTCTATGTCGGAGCTTATGAAGCAAGTCTGTATGATGTTTCAGCGGCTAAGTATGTCGGTCAGTGCTATCAGACTTCCGTGAGTGCCGTGTTTGCCACTTCTGATGATTCAATTACGATTGCTACAAGAACAGGTTGGACTACGGCTCTTTCAGTCGGGCAGAAACTTGTTATTACTGGAACTTCAAAGAACAACGCTACCGTGACAGTCAAGACGATTGAATCGGCTACTAAAATCACAGTTGATGAAAACCTGACCGATGAAACCGCAGCTACTACGGTTATTGAGACTCAAACAAATGTAACGGATACCACAGGGGACAAACTTTGTTCTGTTTCCGGTGTCTGTCCGATTACCGGAGGAAGTGCAAACGGAACCAGAGCGCACTTCAGGACATGGGCTGAAAACAGAGGTGGCGGAAAAGCTGCTAACGATGCGGCTTCTGCACAGTGGAGCCAGATGTACGCTGATGCTCATTCTGGGCTGCAACTGCTTTATCTGACTGAATACGCTTCATTCTATTCTCAATCTGTTTTGGGCTATGGAATAGCGGCTGTTGCAGATTGGGCGACATATAACGATTTCAATCCTATTGCTAAAACAGGAAACGGGAATGCGATTGGAAATGCCTCTGGGAATACGGCTACTGATGCGATTACAACCGGAGCAGCAGCAAAGGATGTCTATCTGAAATATCGTGGAATTGAGAACTGGTATGGGCATGTCTGGAAATTTGTTGATGGGTATAAAGTAAACAACAACATCCCATACCTCTGTAATAACTTTGCCAATTTCTCCGATGCTGCAAGCACAGCCAACTATACCCGTCCTAAGGATGTAAATGGTGCAGCTATTACCATGCCCAATGCCAATGGTTATCAGGGAACACTTGAACTTACCGGAAGAGCCTTTATGCCAGCATCCATTACTGGCGGGGACGCAACACACAAAATTACAGATTATTATTATCAGGGTTCCGGTTGGCGCGTGGTCGTTTCGGGGGATGGTGCGTATAATACCGCGAAGGTTGGAGCCTTCTCTCTGGCTGCGGATGTTGTGTTGGCGGGGGTTTATCGGCATATCGGCGGGCGTTTGGTGTTAAGAAAATAATGTGTAAAAGAGAAAAATAAATTTAAAGAAAATAAGGAGGATGATATGAGAGTAAAACACGGTTCAGATACATATCCAGAAATTATCGTTAAAAGTGCAGGAAAAACACAGGTGCGCTACGACATAGAAGAAACCGAATTTACAGAAATGGACGGGACCAAAAGGACTTGTTACGACTTTTCCTATGTCGTCATTGAAGGGGAACTGACAAGGGCTAAAATCATTGATGCGATTATTGTTGATGAAATTGGAAGTAAGGATGCTGAAATTGCCCTCATTAATAACGAGCTTGCCAGTCCCGGCACAGAGGAATATGCGGCGTATCAGGCATTAAGAATACATGCAAAAGAAGTAGCCGCAGAGGTGCTGCTGTGAAGTGCTACTTACTCTTCTACACTGATAACATCCCTTCTGGCTCTGCCGGATGCGACAATGCTTTTGTTTGGCGTCAAGTGATTCCTCACGCATTATGAAACGCTTGCGACAATTTGACTTAAACTGGAGAATGTAATGACCGCCCTAGAATTAATTACAGCCTCAAGAGCTTTACTAGACGAATCAACGGCAGCGTTATTTTCTGATGCGGAGATTCTTATGTGGATAAACGCTGGTGAGAGGGATATTGCTTATAAGACAGGGTGTCTTGAATCAATCAGTGAGTTGACCACGACAGAAGATGTTAGATACGTTGCTTTTACCGGAATTAAGGTTAACGCCGTAGAGTTAGTTGAAAGTGGCTCTACAACAGTTCTTGTTGGCGGAGATGTAAACTGGAAAGACACAAGTGACAATGTGTGGAAAGACACGACAGATGTTGTATGGAAAGATTATGAAAGAAATGTAACTATTCCGTATGCTCCGCAATCTACTTTGAGAATTACACCACATCATTTCGGGCATATTAAATTGAGGGGTGAAACCAAACCGCAATATTGGGTGCAGTGGGGAAATTATATTTTGATAGAACCTATCCCCAATGATGCTTATACATTAAACGCTTATCTTTCAATTTACCCGACAGACCAAATGTCGGATAACGCAGATGTACCAGAAATACCGTATGAATTCCACGAGGCGATTGTTCCGTATGTTGTAATGATGGGAAAACTAAAAGCACAACTATATACAGAAGCGGCTTTTAAATATGCCGAATATACAATTCTTTTACAGGAATTAATTGACAAACACATACGGCGTATTCCTGCTAGAACTTTAGATATAAGAGTACCCGATGAAGTGAGGACACCCGCTATACCAATTCGTGCCGCAATGCTAGAACTTTAGATATAAGAGTACCCGATGAAGTGAGGACAAGATAATGTCAGCCTATGTCCACAACTGGACTGCGATTATGGCGCAAGCTAGAGCATTAATTAGAGAATCTTCAGCGAGTTTTTGGACTGACGCTACATTACTTGTTTACGCTAATGAAGGAATAAAGGCTATCGCATGGAGGGTTGGCGGATATAGAACATTTACTACCGTAACCACAACTGCTTTAACGAGATTAGTTTCCTTTACCGGATATAAGTGTTTGGCAGTAGAATATGATGAAAAAGCCTTAATTAAGATTACTCCTCTACAATTAGGGCATGTTCCTTTAGATGGGATTTATCCGCAATATTGGTTTGAGTTTGGAAATTATATCGGGATAGAGCCTGTCCCACCTGAAGTTTACACGCTTACAGTTTATCTTGCATCTATTCCTACTGATATGACTACTGGCGCAAGTGTACCTTCTGTACCGTATGCGTTTTGTGGAATGTTGACTTACTACATAGCGGCGAGAGCGTTGGAACAGGATAGAAGATTTGACGCTTCGGCGCAATTAATGGACATTTTTAATAATGACCTCGATTTCTTATCAATGGCACTTTTACCAAACATTCCTAATGGAATAGAAGATGTGAGATTTCGTTGATGGCTAAAGACATATTACAATATCAATTACCAAGATTAAATCCGCAGATCAGAACTGCGCCTAATGTTGAATATGAACTAAAGGGTCTTCCTCTTGACGGTAAGTTGGTTACATCAACGAATCCGTTATTGATTGGTAAAAACTTTAGAACCATGACTAACATGAGATATGAAGATAATCACCCCTCTTCAATAATGGGAATGACTAAAATCAATACTTCGGCTTTAGACACGTATCGCAAAGTGCGTTCAGCTTATCATTTCGAGAAATCATTCCACGCGGAAAGTCACTTATTAATGCAAGCATATAATACAGGGCTAACGGCTTCGGGGGTGGCGTGCCTTACTAATACAATCCCAAATACCGGAAACGTAAATGAAGTAATGTATCTTGACGTTGCACCTGCTACTGCTTGGGCAATAGGTGATACTATTACAGGAGCAACAAGTTTAAAGACCTGCACCATAATCAAAAAACTATCAACCCTTTCTTATGTTGTGACTGGTCGTAGCGGAACATACACAGATGGCGAGGTGCTCACTAACGGTTCTGTAACAGCCAACCAAGGCGCGGGTTATCCTACGTTTACGCAAGTTTCTATGTGGACTGATTCTTCCGGTGCAGGAACTGGAATGTTTGCTGGGATTTCTAACGGTCAAGTAGTTTACGCTAACGGAGTTGATGTATGTATTTGGGGCGGTTTTGAACAGAGATGTGCAGCTATTATCTCAAGCACCGCTACGCTAACAGACTTAGATTCAACGCCGACAAACCCGCAAGACCTGACTGTTGCTCTTGGAAATGATTTAGAAACTGAGGGAAACATATTCACGGTTGGTGGCTCAAGCACGTTAAAATTCTATGCACAATTTAATGGAACTAATAACAGCACCGACCCATTTACAGAAACAGTAGGAAGACATACAGTTACTCCGACTAACGGTGCAAAACTATCAACTACCCAAAAGAAGTTTGGTGTGTCGTCAGGATATTGTGATGGAACAAATGGTTACTTTGCGACAGCTGACCACGCAGACTTTAGTTTTAGCACCGCCCCAATGACCATAAGCTTTCAGCATTACCAAGAAACAATCACCAAAGGTAAGACCTATGGTATAATCGGTCAGCTTGCCGATGCTAACAATTATTGGTATGTAAAACTACTTTTAGGTTATAATACTATTAATAATACCGTTTTTCCAATGGTATATTTTAAAGAAGTAGTTGGTGGTGTTACAAAGGCGGATTACACTTTTGGCTCCGGGTTAACTCCCAACGTTGCTGGTTGGCATCATTATGAAATAGGACGTAGGGGAACTACGATGTATGCTTTTCGTGATGGTGCTGTCATGACAAAAACCGAAACAACTGCTGTTGGGGCTAAAGCTTTAGGTGCTGTTACTGCTGACCTTACGATAGGGCTTGCTGGTGGAACATATTTAGAGGGCTATATAGATGAAGTAGCAATCTGGAAAGGTGAATTGCTTCATAGTTCAGCATTTACTCCGCCGACAGCACCGTACCAATCAAAAGTATCGCCTCATTTATTAATTGGAACTACTCGCCCAGCGGAAGGTTTCAAGTTCTATTTGGAAACAGTTAATTCTCGTGCAAGCACAGCAACGGTTAAAACATTTAACGGAGCTTCATGGGTAAAACTAACCGCTACTGATTTTACATCAGCCAATGGTGTAACCCTAGCACAAGACGGGAGTATTATCTTTGATTCAACTGTAGGAGTTTCAAAACAGAAATACATCGAAGGTTACTACTTATTCTGGTATTTGGTATCTCTTTCTGCCGGAACTGCTACGATTTCACACATAACCGCAGACCTTCCGTTTCAGAACATAATAGATGTTTGGGACGGAAATTTCAGGGATATAGCTGCTGCTTATAAAGTTGTTGGTGCGGCGGTAACAGATATTACTTTAAATGTAAGTAATTACAGTAGTTATATAGAAAGCGACACAGGGTCGTATGCTAATTTAAATTTACTCGCAAAGACGAGCTATCTTGAAGTCGGATTCACTTCCAAACAAACTGCTTTATATGTAGCTGTCCCAGATAATCATACTAATTCTAGTGCCGCAACAGTTTCAGTATACGCGTGGGACGGATTCAGTTACAAAAGTGTTTCTAGTGTTTCAGACGGAACTTTATCAGGCGGAAAGTCCCTTGCACGTTCTGGAGTTATAGCGTGGACTAATGCCGACATAGACGCAGAGCAAAAGAAAACAGTTGCTGGAAGCTTCCCATTATATTTTTATAAAATTCAGTGGTCAGTGGCACTTGGCGTTGGTGTGCGAATTTATTATATCGGTGGAATACCAACTTCAAACGATATTACAAATTACAGTTTTGGGATAATGGCTGCCGACAGATTAATGCTCGGATGTAACAATTCCTATTCCAAGAACTCTTTGATTATTTCCGCACAGGATAGACCGGAGGTTTTTAACGGAACTGACACACAGGCGATTACATTTGGACAAGATGATGCGTTGATGTGTGGGGCGCATGTATTTGCACAGTATTCGTCCAATATCTATAATATTGTTTTAATGTTTAAGGCTAAGGAAACGTGGATATTACAATGGAATCAATCTTCGTCTGGGGTTTCGTGGAGCAGGTTCTGTATTTCTCCGAATATCGGTTGCCCTGCGCCTAGGACTTTATGCACGGCTTCGGTTATTTTTGAGAAGAATCTGATGCAAGCGAAGTCAGTGGCTATTTGGAGAGCGCATGACGGGATTTATATATCAAACGGTCAGTCACCATTAAAGGTTTCTGAAGATATAAAAGACGTATTTGACCCTAATTCGACTACCAAAGTGAACACATCTATGGTTGCCAACGAATACTCTTTTATAGATGAACACCGTCTTGAATATCATTGGTGTTGGGCTTCCGGTTCTAGTACGACCTTAGATAAGGAATATGTTCTCGACCTTAATACATGGCAGTGGTTTACAATAGACCGTGGCTCTGGAAAATATTTACAGTGTGGCGTAAAGGTTGCCGACACTTACGGAACTAAATACACTTATGGATTTATTGACACTGGGTATATTGAAAGGCTTGAGTACGGTACTACACTAGACGGCTCTGATATTACAAGCACGCTTCAATTCGGTGAAATGATTCCGATAGAAGGAAACCTCATGGCCTATACCATGCTTGAAATGGCTAATCTAATCTGTATCAAGAAAGCCACAAATTCTACCGTAACCATGACCGTGTATCTTGACGGACTCACATCAGGGACTGACTATACATTTACTATATCTGATTCAACTCATGCTTATGCAAATGTTATGAAAGATATATTTTCTGCACCGGCTATATTCTATGGAATAAAGTTAGTGCATGTGTCTAACGCTGAAACAAAGGGCTTTGAGCCATTGGCGTTGACATTCTACTACCAAAAGAAACGTGCCCATACACGATAGGAGGAAGCTATGGAAGGAATGATTCAATATCGGAATAAAAGGAATAGAGCAACGCCTTGGCTGAACCAATACTATGCCACGTCCGGTAATGTTCCAAGTGAGAACGCCTTGAATGAAATAATTCAAGCTGAACTTGCTCAGGCATATCAGGACAGGATGCGCCAGCAGGCACTTGCTTTCCAGCGTGAGCGGTTTGAAGCGCAGAAAAAAGCATGGGAAGATGCTCGTGAGGATAGGCAGGAACAAATGCTATGGGGTGGTCTTGGGCAATTAGGAACTGCGGCTATCGGAGCACTAGGCAAAGAAGGGCTTGGAAAGATATGGGATTGGGGTTCTGAAAAAGTCGGGCAAGGTGCTGATTACGTGAAAGGTGCTTTGGGGTTTGGAACTCCGGTAGACCATGCCGCCATTACCGAACAACGTTTAAATGATTTCTATAATAATCCAACAGAGGGAATTTCTAATACAGCTAATTGGAACGAACTTGTAAGAAGCAATCCGACACAGTTTAACGATGCGTCAGCATTTAATAGCAATACGCCAGTTACAACATCTACGCCTGTCGGAAGGAGAGTTGCGACACCTGTCAGTAATAGGGGTGCGATTCCTACAAGACAGAGTGTAACGCCTCTGGTTAGTAGGGGTGAAATAGATACACCGCCAATAAGAAGTGCAATACAGTTTAATCCTGCGCCGAAACCGAAGGATATTTCTTGGTATGATTATGAAACACTACAGGCAGAAAAGTCAGGAATGTTACCAAGTTTACAAACATGGGTTAGTGGCTTAAACGCTAATCCACGTGAAGGGCTTATGACCGAGGCTAGAAATCAGGCAATAAACGCTACTAAAGGTTATCAAGGTATTGAGTTATCTAAAAAATATAATGCTCTTTTCAATCAATACCTTTCACGCGGAATGTCAGAGCCAAGTGCCAGATATTTGGCAAAAAGAGATTTAGGATTGGAGTAAGACTATGGCTGGAACTAAAACAAACGTACAAAAAAGTCCAAGTGTAAATACAGGGGTAAATCTATATCCAAGGTATCAAGCACCGCAGGATATGTCATATATGAAAATGTACACAGCGGCAAATCCTTCAGCTATGGCACTACCTTCAGCTACTGAAGATTTTATGGATATGCTTATTCAGAGTCAGCTACAGTCTAGAGCTGAATATCTTCCAAAAGCGGCACAGTTAAGGCTTGAAGAAGAAATGCGTATGGCTGAAGAACTTGAACGCCAGAGACAGATAGAAGATATGGAAGAAGCGCAAGTAGCGCAAAATCTTACCAAAGCTGGTATGGCGGGTATTCAGTTACTTAAAGACACCGGGGCAGGTGGGTATATCATGGAAAACGCTCCTAGAATAATCGGGGCAATTCCTGAAGCAGTAGGGCAAGCAGGTGGAATGGTTCGCAACGCTTTAGGTATGGAATCAGAACCCATGATGCAACCGACACCAATGATGGAACAAACACCTTTGATGGAATCTACGCCAATGCCTAGCGCACCTTCCGGTGGAACTGAAGAAATAGCTCCGGGGATTTCACAAGAAGTAGCTGCACAATCTGCAACGCCAATCGAAGGAGAAATGACTGCGCCCGAAGCGGCAGTAAACCTTCCCGGCTCTCAACCAATGACACCAGAACAAGTTTCCAATGAAGCATTAAGGTTTAAAGACCTGATGCTAAAAACACAAAAAGCCGCTGAACTAGCAAAATATCACGCTGAACTAGCAAAACACGGCGAGGAGGGGAACGAAGGACTCGCAATGGCGTACATGAAACAATTCCAAGAAGGACTGGAAGCACTTCCTAGCAGAGAAGCTAATCTGACAAAGGGCTATTATAATTCAATGATGAGTAATCCCTATATTTATGACGCTTCCGGTAATATATCACTTAATCCGATAGGTCCTTATAGTACGGGTTTAGCACCACAGTTCACAGCAAAAACAGAAGATGAAATAATGAGTGGGGGTGATGGTGGTGTTAGTTCAGGATGGGGTGGAACTGGCACAAAGGCAGTAGGTTTCTTGCAAGGGTTAGATAAAATCATACGGCAAGGCGATACATCACCACAATCAATCTTGGGGACAACGGTAAGCGGCGCAAATTTAGGATATGACCTATTGGGTAAAGCTGGAGCTATTGACCCAACATCCACGTTGGGACAAGGGGTCGGCGGTGCATTAGCTGCCGTAAATGTTTTACCAGCGGCTTACAATACTTATGAAAACTTTGCTTCTGGTGATATCGGGAAAGGTATTGGTAGTGGGCTTCAAACCGGCATGGCGACGGTTGGCGCATTACAGGCAGCCGCACCGTCCGTAGCTTCAAGTTTAATTCCTACGGCTGTTTCTTCAGCCATACCTTACGCAGCTTATCACGGAATAAGGGTTCTCGGTCAAACAGCTTTAGGGATGGGCTTAAAGGCACTTGGCGGAAATAACCCTAGTAATGAACTATACAAACTGGGTAATGTAATTGATTACCAAACTGGAGCTAAAAACGTTGAAGGGCTTCCTTTTAGGGGATTGAGAGAAATGGGAGTGATAAGTAAAAATGATGAACGAATTTTAAACTATATTTTTAATCCTGTAGGTGTGGTTTTAGATTTTCTTGGAACTTGGATTTGCACAGCGACTAAAAAACATTCTAAACTTAGCGCAGAAGAAGAAGCTGTGATGGAAGAACTTGCTAATTATGCTCATGCTAACCATAAAGGTTGGATGATGGCATATTTAATACATGGACAAAAGCTCACAAACGCAATCGAAGAACGGGAAGAAAACCTTAAAGAGTTTTATGATAATGTCCGTGAGATTTTAGTCAAACCAGTAGTAAGTGTATTTAAAGACAATCCTGAACAGGCATTTCAGATTTACTTTTTAGTAGTTAAGTTATTGTGTGCTAAGTATATGCCTGATTTTGAGGTGAAGGAGGAAACAGATGGCGATAGGTAATATAGTAGGCGGTATCGCACATGGTGTTGATAGAGGGATAGACACAGTATCTAATATTCAGGATATGTGGGCTAGGCAAGACCAGACAAAACTTCGTGATATGGAAATGCAACGGCTTAAACAGCCCTTTGACCATACTTCGCTTCCCTTATACACCGAACTTGATGACGTAGGAAGAGCGAGGGTTGATAAAGCCTTTTCGAGTCTTCCAAAAGAATGGCAGGGAACGCGGGGCGGAGCTACGATGGTTTTAAAAAACCTTGTGTCTGATACTGCAATGCTTGACTCATTTGAAAAAGCAACTATACGGCAAGCTCAGCTAGGTGTTATTAACGCACAAAATCAATTTGAACAGGCTCGTGTAAGCGGTGACGCAATGGCAATGCGAGAAGCACAGGCTAATCTTCAGGCACAATTAGCAAAAACACAGACTATGGCGGAAAAAATAGACGGACTGAAAAAAAGTGCGGAGATAGCCAATATCCTTCAAAACATGAATCCGGCACAGAAGCGCGATTTAGAACTAATCGCAAAAACAGGTGGTATCCCAGCAGTTAGTCAAGCTTTGTTAAAAATGCTTGAACAACGCTCAAAAGTTATTCCTGCGGGTGGGGCTATGATGGTTGATGGACAGCTTGTCAAAAATCCTAAAACCTTTAGTCCTAACAGTGGTGTGGATAATGTTGAAAAAACCGTAAACCGATTAAAGGATTTCGCTAATAGAAACTATGACCCTGAACAACACCGTGAAGAAATATTAAAAGTTGAGGCTCTTATATCTAAGTTAAGAAACGGTGAAATAAGCCCTGACATGATTAAATTTCCAACGGAAGTAAATGAAGAGGGGCGGTTAGTGCATAAATCCTCATTACAGAAACAAAAAAGTAGATTTACGATAGAGGAAGAATAGTGCCTACTTATAGGGTAACAGATAGCGTTACGGGAAAAACACTGAAGCTTACGGGTGATTCTGCTCCTACCGAGCAGGAGCTTGTTGATATTTTTAAATCCTATACGCCAAAAAAGAAGCGTGATTTTATTACACCTGCCAAACAGACTGCTGAAACAGTAGCCGCACTTGTTACTGGTGGAACATCATGGATTCCAGCTGGGCTGTCTATGGGATTACCCACAATAGAAAAACACGGAATATCGTTTATTCCTAGGTCAATGGAAGAACTTGAGAAACGCTCTGAACGTGCGCTTAAAATTCAGGAAAAACTTACTTATCAGCCCAAAGATAAAGCGGCGCAAAGAGCCGTTGAAATAATAGCTAAACCGATAACCTATCTTCCCGAAAAAGGCAAAGAAAAAGCAGAACATTTCAGAAAGTTAGGTGACGAAGCATACGAGAATGGCGACATAAAAACAGCGAAAATGTATTGGGCTTTAGGTGGAGTTACGGAATTTGCTGGCGAGGCATCACCGTTTCTAATTCCCGCAGGCGTAGGCAAGGGCGTGAAGGGAATAAAGACAAAGGTTAATAAGTTTAAAGCACAGTTTGAAGAACCGCTTGGATTAACTAAACGCACAGCCGTTGAACAAGTGCCGGAAGCCAAAACAAGTGCTGTTATACCGGAAGAAACAAAGACTAAATCTCCTGAATTAAAAACACAGGAAAAAGTTACAGAAAGCAAACTATCGCAAGAACCAAGTGGCGTTGAGAGTGAAGTTGATAAAACAAAAGAGATTAAACCTTCTACACCCGAAGACCCCCTTATCGCCGAAGCCCGGAAGTATAAGACTGCTGAGGAGTTTATAAAGGCACAGGGGACTCCAGTTTATCACGGGACAAATTATGCTAATGCTAGAATGATACAAAAAGAGGGAATAAATCCTGAAAATGCTGGTGCTATTCAAGACTGGATGAAGGGGAACAAATACTCTTTTTTTACTGGTGATGAAAAATATGCACAGTCTTATGGAATACAAAAAGGTGGTGGAGATACAAAAAGTGGCAGGAGTTTTGTTTTAGCAATTAAAAGTCCAAAAGATATTCAAATAGAGACATCAACATTTAAAAAAGGAATGAAATTCCCCGATTTGGTATCGCAACAAAAAATAAACCCAGAAAACATTTATATTAAAGGAATAGATAATAAGTGGTATCCAATAAAAGAATTTAATTTTTTTACTGGTGAATCCGACACTTTCATAGGAAAAACAAAATTGGATGAATTGCCAATCAAAACCAAATCCCAACTAATAGACATCTGGAACAAGGCACAGGAAGGCGGTAGTGGAACACCAAAAGGCGGGACACCAGAAACACCTAAATCCCCACAAACTAAACCGGCCAAGGCTGCACTTGATATTAACAAGAAACTTGCCGAAAAAGGGTTAGAACAATTACCGCCGGAAGAATTAGCACAATATCCGACAATAAAACAAAATGATATTGTTCAAAAAGTAGTTGATGCTTTAACTACGGACGAAAAAGCAATTATTGACGCATCTCTCGGTAAGCGACCTTTTCCAGAAGATGTCCACCCACAGGTAGCATTTAATACTGTTGAAAAACTAGCCAATAGCAGGGGGGATATTGACTTATTGTTGGCACTTGAAAAAAGCCCTGTCGCTACGCAGCGAAGCCTTATGGCACAGGGATTAGGCGCAAGTGCTTGGAATAAATTAAGAGGCTCATTTGTTGAAAAACTCAAAACTATAAGACGCGAAAGGGAGAAGCAGATTAAAGCTGACCCTGAAAAAGTAACCAAGGCAAAGCGACAAATACACGAGGAAACCAAAAAAGTATTATTAAACGTAGAGGAATTATCATGGAACAAATTCCTAAAAGATATAGTTTGTTGATGTTAAAGGTATAATGATATATGAAACCATTTTGCTTACCGCCTGCCAAAGTAATGGAATTTAAAAAGGCGTTGAAAAACGAAGAAATTAAGATTGCTGATTTGATTAATGCCGATTCAGCTACACGGACAGAAATATTGCGAAAATACGCAGGTAATCTTGCACCTGAAGTGAACCTGTTATTTGAGAAGAAATTAGTTCTTAAAAACAGAATCAGGGGAATAAAGAATTGGGCTAGAAAAGTCGGTGAAATGGGCAGATACAGCCCGAAGGGGAAAGCGGCTTTTGAAAAGAAACTAGCCGAATATAAAGAGGCGCAGAACGAAAGAATATTTAACCCAAAAGAAAACGAAGCATTTTTAAATGACTTGGCTGATTCAAAAATGGGAACTCATATCACTAGGGAAGAAGCCAAACAGCTTTTTGACCTTACCAAGAGGTCAGAAAATCTGCGAAAAGGGTTTGATGATATAAAAGAAGAGTGGCGTTCCGATAAAGAACGGCTAGAATATGGTGCGGCTAAAGTTTTAGAAGAAAAGTATTTTAATGCGTTACAAAGCGAGGAATTAACCATACCGGAAATGCTTAGAAAGAGATACAGTGAATTTAAGGGAACATGGAAAGAAAACAAACCGAAGGCAGTTACAGACGTTGTTAGTGATTTTATAAAAGAATTTGTTGATACCTCAATATCTATGGTTGCGTCAGTGGATAATAGTTTTCTCGGAAGACAGGGGCTTGTAACGCTTCAGACGCACCCGTCAGCTTGGGCAACTGCCGCCAGAAAATCATTTACTGATATTTTCACCGTTCTTACTAAAAAGAACGGGCGTGAAATGGCGATAGACGCTGCTATGGCAGATGTGTATTCAAGACCTAATTATTTGAACGGAAGCTATGAAAGGGCTAAGTTAATACCTAAACACGAAGAACAATTTCCGACTTCTATTCCCGGCAGAGTTCCTGTGTTAGGCAGACCGTTTAAGGCTTCTGAAGTAGCATTTTCAAATTCTGCTATCAGAATGAGAACAGACTTATTTGATTTACTATCCGAAACCGCTAAACGAAACGGTAGAGATGTTTTAGCACCGGAATTTATAGACTCTGTTGGGAAGTTAGTTAATTCAGCAACGGCAAGGGGTAGTTTTGGAAAATACGAACATGCCGCACCAGTCTTAAAGCTTGTGTTGTGGGCTCCGAAAATGATGAAAGGGCATATTGACGTTCTTACAGCGCACATGGGTGGGGCAGGACTAAAAGACCCCTTTGCGGCAAGACAAGCCAAAATAAACCTTGCTAAGATAGTGGGCGAAACCGCAGCAATCGCCGCAATTATTAACGCTCTTGACCCCGGAAGCGTTGAAATAAATCCTACGTCCACTGATTTCATGCGTTACAGAAGAGGCGACACTAGATTTGATTTAACTGGTGGACTTGGTTCGTATGCAACGCTAGGAGCTAGGTTTATAGCAACATTCGCCGGACAACCCATTAAATCCGCAACCGGAAAGTATATATATCTAGCTGAAGAAGGTTACAAAGCAAGAAACCTTTTTGATGTTGGAACTGATTTTCTTGTGAATAAAACCCACCCTGTTTCAAGGGCGGCAATAGATAAAATGAAAGGTAAAACCTTTAAGGGTAAAAAGCCCACCGCCGGAACATTAGCGTATAACATAGCAACACCAATTGCTATCCAGAACTTTGTTGATATGTATTGGGAAGAAGGAAATAAAGATGAGGCGGCGGAGTTTCTTGCGGCACTAGCTGATGTGTTTGGTATCGGAGCTAATACATACAGTTATAATAAGGGCACACAAAAACCATTTGGAAAAACAACTAAGGATAAACCATTTCCATGAATACTATTAAACAGGAGCTAAAATAATGGACGGTTCGGGATTGTTAAAATATCAAAGCCCTGCTACGGTTCAGGCGATAGAAGAACAAAAAGAAAAGGAATTGGAAGCTGAACGCAACCCGGTTCTTGAGGAAATGATTTCTTCGTTATCAAGGCACGTTGATAAGCAGTGGCAGAACGCTCGTGAGGCTAAAAAACCGATAGAAGAAGCCATGATGAGAGCTACCCGCCAACGCAAAGGTGAGTATGAACCGACTAAGCTTGCTCAAATCAAAGAAGCCAATCAGCCCGAAATATTTATGAACATTACGGACACGAAATGCCGTAATGCGATTGCTTGGGTAAAGGACATTCTCTTACAGCAGGGCGAAAGAATATTTGCCGTTGACCCCACCGAACTTCCCGATTTGCCGCCTGAAATAGTAAACAAGATTCAGCAAAGCGTTGTGCAGGACTACATCCAAAACGCGGTAATGGAAGTTCAGCAAACCGGACAAATGGTTGACGTAAATTCTATGCGTAACCTGATGGTTCAAAAATCCGATGAAATAAAAGAGACTGTTAAAAAAGAAATTAATCGGATTGCCGCTAAACTCGCCGAAGAATTAGGCGACAAGATACACGATGACTGGCAGCAGGGTGGATTCTACAAAGCCCTTGAGGGCGTTATAGACGACATTATTAACCTGAAAGCCGGAATAATGAAGGGTATTGTCTTCAGGAAAGAACGTGTCTTTAAAAACGTGCTTTCGCCTGAAGGCGTAATGACCAAAAAGGTTGATGAAAAAGTTATTCCCCAATGGGAGAGACGTTCACCGTGGTTTATTTTCCCCTCTCCGAGAGCAACCGAAGTTGATAATGGATACTTGATTGATGTTATCCCCCTAAGACCGAAACAGTTATATAACCTCATCGGCGTTGACGGTTATGACGCTAAAGCGATAAGAAACGTTTTAAGAGAATTTCGTGAAGGTGTCTTAAAAAATGATTGGTTGGGACTATCAGAAGAATTTAAGCTAGGGACTTCTTACACGCCTCCAGATGAAAGCTCCGGTTATCCTGATGAATTTATTTACGCTATTGAATTATGGGACGATATTCCCGGTGAGTTATTGCGTGAATGGGGACTAAAGGAAATAGAAGATGACGACGAGGAATATAGTGCGGTAGTCTGGAAAATAGGAAACCACGTTATAAGAGCTATGCTGAATTATGATGTGCGTGGGCGGAAGCCTTTTAGCAAGACTTCTTTTCAGAATGTAAATGATTCTTTTTGGGGAGAGTGTGTTCCAGAAAAAATTGAAGATTGCCAACAGGTTTGCAATGCTTGTGCGAGGAGTATTCTTGCCAATATTGGAATGGGTGCGTTACCGCAGGTAGAATTAAATATAGACAGAATCCCGCCCGGTGCTTCTAAAACAATATGGCCGGGGAAGATTTGGGAAGCAACTGAAGACCAAATGGCAAGCGGTAGCAAGGCGGTTAATTTCTTTCAGCCCGTTATGGTGACAGAGAAGTTAATGAACACCTATGGCGTATTTTCAAAGATAGCAGACGAGCACTCTGGTGTTCCGGCCTATGCACACGGCGACTCGCAAGTTGGTGGAGCTGGGAACACGGCTTCGGGGCTTCAGCAATTAATAATGATGGCTTCTCGCGGAATAAAATCAGTTGTTAGAAACGTAGATATTGATATTATCATTCCATCGCTTGAAAGACACTACGATTATTTGCTTGATAACCAACAGGTGTTTGGATTAGTAGGTGATTATAATTTGGTTGCTAGGGGAACTGCTGCTGTTCTCGCTAAAGAACAACTCGCAAGCCGTAAGATTGAGTTTATGGCTAATACCGCAAACCCGATTGATGTCGGTATTATCGGTCAGGAAAACAGACGGAAAATGTTATTTGAAGTAGCAAAGACTTTGGGAATAGAACTTGATGAGAAAGAACTACCCCCGCCGATGCAACAGCTACCGCAAGGCGCACCACCGCCAGAAAATCAGCAGACGCTTGATGCCGCAGGTAATCCGGCGCAAGGCGTGGATAATAGGCAGTTTAATCAGGAAGCCCCTGTTCAGATGATGAAATACGGTGGCAAGCTAAAGAAAGGTGAAGTTGCGATAGTTGGTGAAGAAGCTCCCGAAGTTGTTTCTAATGTAAATGGTGAAACAGTGGTCACACCGATTGACCCGAAAATTCTAGGAACAGGGACAGCGAGATTAACCGCAGAAGAAATTATAAAACGGAAAAAACAAAACCAAGCCATAATGGAAGAATTATTTGAGGATAATAAATGAAAAAACCAGACGATGACATTATAAGAAGCATTAGTGCTTTAAGCGAAAACCAGTTTTGGAAAATACTTGTGCAGTGGTTTAGGGATTCTCTATATGAACAAGCTATCGCCAATGCACACTTAACAGGGGAATTGGCAATTAAGGGACAAGGTAAAGTATTAGAACTAGAAACTTTACTAAAATGTATAGACAATAATAGAGAAAATTTAAAGGCAATCAGAGGAGATAAATAAATGCAAAACATTGTAGAATTAAAAAGTGTATCAGAGTTACTCCAGTATTTTACTGGAACGGTAACTACAACAGAGGCAAGTAAGAAATACGCATGTGCCAATATTGGTGCGGGACTTACGGTTGGCGACATAGTTCTTGTTGCTGGTATGGCAGAATCCGCTTCTAACGGTGAAAAAACAATCACGGAAATTGCAAGTGATGATAGTTATATTATCGTGTCAGAGGCGATAGGAACAGGCGAGAATAACAAAGCAGGCGTAACTCTTAATCAAGTATATTATACGGCATGGGAAGATGCCCACTTCTATTCTTACATAACTGGGACTGGTTATGTTGTGGGGGCAAATACTACCGTTACGCAGCAGTTTAGGTATAATAGCGACGGTAATACCGTGTCTGCGACTGCTCAAACGCTTACCGCAGGAACAGCCGCCGCAATTACCGCAGTAGCAGTTCCGACATATCAGTGGCGGTGCAGGGTTGCCAATGCAGGATCAGCGGATTTAACGGTTTGTGAAGTACGCTTATTCGGGATTGCGCCGTAAACATGGCTAGATTAACACATTCAAAAGGAGGAAACCGTGTGATTACTGAACGTAGAGAAATACCAGTGGAATTGAGTGAAGACCAAATAGAGAAAATGCCCGACTCTGAAAAGCTAAAGTGGTTAGTAGCGTTAAACTTTGCTAATTATGCGGAATTACGCAAGCAGGGTAAGTTACTTTATGGCAACGGTGATATAGGATTATGTGAGAAAGTAAGGGGTCAAGGAGCAAGATTAAACTGGCTTTGGTTTGCCTTTACTGGAGTAAACGGTGTCATAATCACTGCCCTAATCTACTGCCTAACCACGATGGGAAAATAAAATGAAAAAACATTTCTTATTACTTTTAATAAGTTTGCTGTTTCTGGTTTCGTGTGCCGCAACTTATTAATCATCGGGTGAAAGTGTTTTAGATATATAAAGTATGCTAACAATTATTACATCAATTACAGGATTTATCGGCGGTTTTCTTCCCACGTTGTTAAAGATTTACCAAGGGAAGCAAGACCAAAAACACGAGCTTGCAATTCTAAAACTTCAGATGGAGGCGCAGGCGCAAGGACACCAAGAACGATTAGCAGAAATTGAAGCCAATGCTGATATACAGTCTGAAATCAATTTACCTAATGCTGTTAAATATCAGGAAACCGGATTTAAGGTAATTGACGGAATACTAGGTTTTCTTAACGGGACTGTGCGGCCTGTGATTACTTATGCCTTTGCCGGACTTTATGGCGTTCATAAATACACCGTTATACAGATTGCACGAGAAACGGGCGAAACGGCACTAGAAGCGATTAATGGTTCGTATAGTGAGTTTGACCAATCAGCATTTATGCTTGTGCTGTCATATTACTTTGGACAACGAGCTGCCCAGAAGATATTTGGCATTAGAAAATGAAAACAAACGAAGCCGGAATAAACCTCATAAAAAAGTGGGAAGGCTTTGTTAATCACGTTTATTTGTGCGCTGCTGGATACCCCACGATTGGCTTTGGGCATGTGGTTTTAAAAGGTGAAACTTTCACCACAATCACGGAAGAAGAAGCCGAAGAACTTTTAAAGAAGGATTTGGGTAAGGCTGAACGTGCGGTTACAAGATTAATCCGAGTGCATCTAACAGAAAATCAGTTTGCAGCACTGGTAAGTTTTACATTTAATCTTGGTTCCGGTGCGCTCCAAAGAAGCACTATGCGGATTAAGTTAAACAGAGGGGAATATGAAGAAGTGCCTATCGAACTTATGAAATGGGTTTGGGCGGGTGGAAAGAAACTTAAAGGGCTACAACGAAGAAGGAAAGCAGAAGGTGATTTATGGATACAGCAATAAGTGCGTTAATTGTTTTAGCAACCGGACACAACTAACGATATTGAAGGTGACGAAGGTATTATAATTATCGAAATTAGAAAAAAGGCAAAGATGATAATTATTACTGTTATGTAAGGAGAAACTAAAAATGGATACATGTTGGAAATGCAATAATAAATTACAAATAATAAAAAATAAAGCGTACCATTATACAGAATGCGGATTGAACAATATCTATCTTCAAGGAATAATACAATATAAATGTCCTGAATGCGGTGAAGCTGGAGCGGAAATCCCACACATTAAAGATCTTCATCTCTTGATAGGAAGAGATATTATCTGCAAAAGCGAACATTTAACTGGCGACGAGGTACGTTTTTTAAGAAAAGAATTAGGCTTAAAGAGCAAAGACATGGCGGAGACTTTATCTCTGGAAAAAGAAACATACTCTCGTTGGGAAAACGGTAAGCACTCAGCATCAACTTCTATAGACAGATATCTTCGTCTTCTTTACATATTAAATGTTTCAGAAAAAGAAGGGAAAGTTTTGCACAAGAATATTCGAGAAATGCTAAACCGTGTTGCGATTAGACCACCTTCTTTAAAGAAGATGGAAATATCACCAGCTGAGTGGCTCGGCGGATTGGAAACACCCCTTTTCAACGAACAATGTGCTTAACCAATCGTATATGATAGGCCAAAGAAAATTCCGGAAGGAATTCTGGAGAATTCTGGGGACACCATACTGGTTTTCTTGTAGCAATTCAGGAAAAATAAAATTTAATTATCTATGAATTGAATTCTATTTGATTTTAATATCAATAATAAACGGATTGATTCCGCGGTTTCCAATCGCCCCTAAATAGCCTAACTGGATTCCACCACTTGCGTTGAAGAAACGTATAGTAATATAATCCTGTTTTTACGAAAGAAAGTTCAGCTTCACGCTGTTGCTTTTTGGTAATCTTGTAAAACCTCGTCATTTTATTACCTCATCTTTAAATGTTACAATAGCAAACAACCCCCGCTTTCGTTTGTTATCTCTGTTACACTGCGCCGGAAGCAAGTTGTGATGTGAGCTGTCAACCGACCATGCTCCGGCTTCATAATCAAATATCCGCACCTTATATTTAATTTTTTTAAGATTTACTTCTTCCAAAATTCAATCACCGTCCATATAATTGCAACCAGAACCATAAAATAAACAAAGTTCATTAATGCTGTTGTCATTATGTTACCTGAATATAATTCCCGACATATATCTCTCTGGGGATAATGCCGTATTTATCACGCATTACTTGAAGGTCTTTTCTTATTTGGTCTATATCTTCTGCGTGACGGTTAAGTTCCTTCCAAATAAAATCGCAAAACTCCTGCTTGGCTTCTTGGCTTAAATCGCTATAATTTATCTGCATTTATTTCCTTTATCTAAATCCTTTTTATGTTGTTTTTTGTATTCTACTATATCGAGAAAACGCTCCTTTGCGTCTTTAACAGCCTTTAGCTTTACGCCCTTAACCTGATAATGCGTTTTTCGTTTAACCATGTTTGTTTCCTTTCTTTGTGGTTTTTGACATACTTTGTAACTGCTTTATTTTTTCACCCAAAGCACGTAATCTTGCCACTTCTTTTTCCTCAACGGCATACGCTGACCTGAATAACAAAGTGGCTAATCCGTCCTCTGACCTGTGCTGTAATCTGCACACTTCCATTTCGTTTATTCTGACAACGTAATCCTGTATTCCCTTTCGGGAATATTTCTTACTGATGTTCTGTATTATGACTGCCATATTCCTCCTTGTAATTGTATTAATTGCCCCACAATATCCTGTTTTCTGGAACTTCTTGGTTTAAATACAACAGCATTTGTAGCCCCTGAATATACATAATTATCACTTTTGTAAACTCTCTGTGTTGACCACTTGTTTACAACTCGTGTTTTGAAAATCAGGTAAAGTCGTCAACTTCATCTAGGTATTTGCTTGCACCCGGATATTCCGCATCAAACAACGTCAGGATTTCCTCAACCAAAATATCTAGCGTAACTTCGTCTTGCTTGGTTTCCTTCATTATCTTGAAACTTGTTTCCGGTGGACTATTCGTTGTTTCTATTGTTATTCTCATTGCACAAATTCCTTTAAATTACTTATAGCCTAACGTAGCATTTTAATTCAGCTTCTTACTTTATTTTCCGTCTATTACTCTGTTATGCACCTAAAACATAGCCACTTGCCGCGTCTCACGGTCAAATCGCTCCTTTGCCGCGTTAAAATATAATTCATCTTTTTCAATCAAAATCGCATTTCTTTTTTGTCTCCACGCCGCTATACCAGTTGTTCCGCTTCCTGCACAATTATCAAGCACGGTATCGCCTTCGTTTGTATAGGTGCGGATAAGGTATTCAAATAGGGCTACTGGTTTTTGAGTGGGGTGTTGTCCGTTTGTTCTATTATTAAACTTTTGATAATTGCGTGGGTATATAAAATCATTAATTCCACTTTTAAGCCTATCTTGGTACTTATCTGTCTTTTTGTTTATACCGATATTTTCATTTTTTAGTAAAGAACTTGTAAGTTTGTTTTTTCGCTTGTTTTTTTCTTCTCTTAATTGCATTTGTGGATTATAGTTTGGTATCCCTTTTGAAAAAACCAAACATTCTTCCACATAGCGTAATGGTTGTTTTTTCCCCATTAAGAAATTAGATGGCTTATCTTTTATCCAGTAAATAGGATACTTAAACCATTTTATATTACTCATCACTAAAGCACTTGTAAAAGGCTGTGAAGCTGTTAAAACTATCGCCCCGTTGTCCTTAATCAGCCGCTTATATTGCTTCCAAAGAGGCTCAAAGGGGATGATTGTGTCCCATTTACAAGCGGTCGTTCCATAGGGCAAATCGCAAAGAATCATGTCAATGCTTTTGTCTGCTAGTTTGGGCATTTCTTCTAAGCAATCACCGTGTATGAATTTTATATCAACCATATTACCTCAACAAACCCGTATAACAAATCCATGCAGCCGACTCGCTCGCGTTGCTCGCTCACGCTGATGTCGGCGTTATGCAATCAAAACATTGCAACTTGCCGGGTCTCCCTGTCAAATCTCTCTTTTGCGGCGTTGAAGTAATCAACGTCAATTTCACAGCCAACAAAATCACAGCCGAAATAATGCGCTGCTATTGCGCTGCTGCCAGAACCTAAATGCGTGTCAAGTATCCGCTGTCCGGGCTTTGCGTAGTTCCTTAAAATCCAGCTGTAAAGGGCAACGGGCTTTTGGGTGGGGTGAATGCGGAACTCTTTGTTTTTCATGTCCTGTTGAATCATGCCATTCCATACATACCTAAAAAACCGGACAGAGTGGTGCGTTGAGCAAATAGCTATTTCACCTTCACCAAAAGCCGTGCCTTCTTTATTCCACACTATCGCCCCCCCCCGAAGACCAAAGTAATTTCCGCCCCACACAATTTGATTTTTACTTACCCGTTTAAGTTCTAAGAAATATTCTGGCGGTGGCATTGTGTTTTTAAATAAGTGGTAGTCTTTTCTATTGGCTGCATGGCCTTTCCCATTAGAAATACCAATGGCATCTTTGTTTTCATACGGCGGGTCAACTACAGCCAGATCAAACGCCTTGTCCGGCAGCGTCGCCATGTATTCCATACAATCTATGTTTAGGAGTTCAACCATAAAGCCTCAATAAAAAAGCATAACAATTCAATCCAGCGGACGTCTTATAGCCGCCGCTGATTTCTGCGTTGGGCAGAAAACCGCCTAACTTTTTACTAAGAATAAATCACTGCTTATATTCCAATAAGCGGACATACGTTTTCTTACCATCCAGCAACAAATGTTTGTGCCGTCAATTTTCTGCAATGAAATATCTGCATCCTTTATTTCGCGTGGGTGTGCTTCTTGTATTTCTTTTATACTTCTCCACTCCTTTGGTGCAGGTTCGGAGCTTTCTTTTTGTAAATTTATTGCCTTAAGACTTCCGGCTGAGTTTATGTCCATCTTGTTTCTCCTTATTTTAAATTTTGCGCCTTAAGCCCAACACCGTTAGGCTTCCTCACTTTCATTTGGTTCAGGCAAGCGATAATTTAAGAACTCTGCCGCCCACTGTCTAATGTCCGCTTTGGATCGGTTAAGGGAATGTTATGCTCCTCTTTCCAAACCTTACCATAGTGATTCAGATACTTACTGGCTTGCCGCTTTGTTTCAAATTTTTTAGGATTCTCTCTATACAACGCTACTGCAGAACCTTCTTTTCCCATATTTTTTTACCTCCTTCTTCAACTGCAAGTGCAGGCAAAATAATCTTTTTAAAAATATACAAATAAATCTCATAAAAACCTCATAACCAAGTCGCTCAACGCGGACTCGCTACGCTCCGGCTGATTTTTTCGTTTTATTTCCCACTGCTCGCCAAGTGCTTCCTCATCATTATAGCTGCTTTTTTAATCCTTCTTGACACGGTAGCCTGTTTAATCTTTAGCTCCTTTGCCACTTCCTCTTGGCTCAAATCAGCATAACAATACAGCAAAACTACTGAAGCTAAGTATGGCGGTAAAATCAGTAAAATAGCCTGTAAATCTTCTCGTCCCTTATCCGGTAATTGGTTTAGAATTTCCTGTGGAGTAAGCAGTTCTTTCACTTGTTTGCGTTTTACTGATGCCATTTGATAATCCTTATATAGTTTGCATTTTAGACATTCGTTGCTACCCTGTTTATTGTTGTAAAATTCACATTCTGGGTCAAAAGGGCAATTCATTTATACACTATACTTCTAACTTTTCCTGTTCAAGTTTTAATTCTGCCAATGTATCAACTAAAATTTCCTTAAATCTTCCACGTATAAGTCGTGATACACCTTCGTTCAACGTAATATTAACTGTTTGTTGGTTCGGTGTTATCTATTAATCTCTGTAACCTAAGGTATTCATCTGTTTTTTCCACAATTTTTCTTACTTTCATGTCTTTCCCCTTTCTAGTTTAAATTAATTACCTTACCACCACCAAAACGTATAATATCCACGCAAGAGCCATGCTCTCAACTATTACAAACCACGCCAACATATTAATAAGCCTTGCCATAAAAACCCTTGTGTATATTTTGTGAACCTTTTTTCTTTTCTTTATTCTACCTTCCGGCGCAGTGAATAAATACATAATGTAATACCATCCCACAAAGAAAATCAGTATGTAAAGCACTAAGAGCATACAACCTCACAGTTCAACTTATCTGTGAAATATCCTACCATTTTCTGCCTAGAAACGCAATACTTTTTTGCAAGTGCCGCAATACATTTTTGCTTTCCGGCTTCGGGGCTTTTGGCTTCCGTAGTCAGCGTTGTTAGCTCTCTTTGGTAATTAAAGATAAATGTGTAATTCATAATTATTCTGTCCTTTTCCACGTATAAACACCATAAAAACACATAACAAAATAGAACGCGAAAAGTGCGGCTTGTGCGTAAACGCCCTTGTATATATCAATAATTACCCATGATGAATTTGCAATCATCCAAAAATAAAACCCACTGACCTTTTTTTGAGCATTTAGGATTACCCCAACAATACTAAGCCCCGTTACTATCCAAGTGATTAATTCAAACATTGACTATTTCCTCCTGACGTAGATTTGGAATTTCTGTGATACTTGCGAATATTAATAAGTCTTTTTCCTTAGCTCTTTTTAATTCCATGTCTGCACCAAAACTAGGTGCTAGATACAGAAACGCATTTGCCCACAAATCTAAAAAAGTATTATCATAATCATAATACCAAACACCACGGTCAACCTTACATGAGTAATGAATATGTAAATAATGAGTAAGATGCGGAACAAAGGCGTAATGACCTATGTCGTGGATATAATTTGCCGCCTCAATTACCCTATCTACGTTTTGTTGTGCTATTCTTGCGGCATCGTGAACGTCACTACCTCTAGGCATATAGGGGGCTGCAATATAAATTCTTAGCCTTTCCGCTTCTTTACTCATACCCATAACTACTCCTTTCTTTTGAAAATTTAACAGACACGCTTGATAGATTAGAAAACTGCTGATACCTTTCATTAAACACGGCTTTAATCATTCCAACTGCTCCGTGCCTATTCTTCGCTACGTTAATTTCCGCAATTCCTTTGTCGGGGTTATCTTCGTTCTTGTTATAAACTTCATCTCTATACACAAACATAATCACGTCTGCGTCTTGTTCAATAGCTCCGGTTTCCCGAAGGTCGCTCATCATCGGTCTTTTGTCGGGGCGTTCTTCAACCTTGCGATTTAATTGAGAAAGTGCCAATACAGCTATATTCATTTCCTTAGAAATCCCTTTTAGTGTCGCTGAAATTTCCCCGACTTCCAAATCCCTGCGCTCGCCTTTTTTAACTGATTTAACGAGCTGTAAATAATCAACCATGAGTAATTTTATTCCATAATCTTTAACTGCTCGTCTGACCTTGCGCCTTAATTCATCGGTGGTCATAAAAGCAGAATCATCATAGTATAGAGGAACATCGGCTATTGACTGCGCCGCTGAAACTAATTTAGACCAATCGCTTTGAGCAATAAACCCTTTTCTGATTTGCCTGTTCTCGACTCTAATCCTAGAAGCAAACTGCCTCATCATTAAATCTACATTTTGCATTTCAAGCGAAAGTATTAGACTTGGGTTTCCGTCTAATGCCGCCGAGTCAGCGATATTCATAGCAAGGCAGGACTTACCCATGCCCGGACGACCAGCAATAATTGTTAAACATTTGGGAACAATCCCACCCGAAACTTCGTCTAAATCGGTTAGCCCTGTTGAGATGCCAATTAGCCCTGTCCCTTTGCTTCGTGATTCAATCAACGCCATTGTTTCCCTGCATACTTCCGCAGAAGTCTTGATAGTTTCTCCGGTGGAAAGAGGGTTGATTAAAAGCGTAGATTTTTGCGCTTGGTCAATTATTTCCGTGACTGGTTGGTTGATGTCATAAGCCGCATTGGTTATCTCATAAGCTGTATTAAGCAACTGTCGCCTTAATGAAAACTCTTTAACTATTTTAGCATAGTGTTCGGCGTTCACGGCAGACGGGACATTATCGGTAAGCTCCGCAATATAACTTGCGCCACCGATATTATTGAAAGCGTCCTTATCAAGAAACTGCCCAAAGGTAATTATATCAATCGGCGTTGTCTTGTAGTTCTTAATTATTAGTTCGTAAATCTTTTTGTGCGCCGTGGTATAGAAATCTTCTGGGGAAAGGATTTCAGATACAGAATCAATAATCTGATTATCAAGCAACATTGAGCCGAGGACTGCTCTTTCGGTTTCTATGTTATATGGCGGTGTTCGTTCAAGCATAAACCCTCAAGTGATAAGTATTTTTATTGTGTAATCTAGCATTTTATATACTGATATTAAATTCACCCACAAAAAGCCCTACGGGTATATTATATGTTATTTGAAAACTAAATACAAGGGAGGCGTAAAACCTTTACGTCAATCATTCCCTAGCCGCGAGGCGAAAGGAGGTTAAACATGGGTAAGCTATTAGATTACCTGCTGACGTGGAGGCGTTTATTTGAAGGGAGATGACATAGATGAATAATCTTAGCAGGCAAGGGAACTCGTCATTTCCACCTGCAAGACTTCTCCTTATGTTCATAAAACTTTCAAATAGCACCGATGGTTGGTGTCACTCAGTATCAAGATGACAACTTGCTCTATCTGAGTGGCGCCTCCCCCATATTTAATTATAAAAGAACAAAGGAATAAATAACAATTCAATCAACCCGACCGGAATTATGTCCGGTGCATTTCGGCCAAGTCTGTGGCCGGCGGGTTATTTTTTCGTTGGGCCTATTAACCCTTGACCCTTTCGGTTTAAAATATTTTCGAGCTCTTTTTCAGTCAGGCGCATGTTATATCCCTTAGTCGGTGCGTTATTTTTCTGACAACATCAAATAATCGTTGCCCTTAATCTTTTCAAAAAGCGTCAAAAATAAAAGGTGATAGATAAGAATAGTATTTCAATTGAGATAATTAACTTTGTTCTTCTATTTTCCACCCGTAAATAATTTCTGCGCCAAAAAATACCGAGAAGCCAAGAGCATAAATCTATCTCAATATCCAGCCATTCCGTGATAAAATAGTGTCTTACTTTTGTCATTTTATCTCTCCTTCTTCAATCTGCTTTGGTAATCTTCAGGGATTGTGACCTTCATAAACATTCCCTCTTGATCGCTTTAAAAATCTGCTTCGGGTCAATCGGATAGTAATCCCACTGATCTACTCCGACGTTCACAATTAAACCCTGTTCAGTTTCCATGAACTTCCATTTTTCGTGAACATGACCACAAAAACCCATATGTATATGTGTCAACCGCATCATCTCCAAAACATCTTCTGGACGGTGGGCTAAAACGATTTGTGTGTTAAATAATTCGATAATCCCGAACTTTAAACATGTGTTTGTTCCATTCCGTTTGTCATGGTTGCCCTGAATGAACACATGCCGCCCGTTCAACTGCTTAATAAGTTCATGTGTGTTCTGCCCATCAGCCGAAAACTTAAAATCTCCAAGATGGTAAACCGTGTCATTGTCTTTTACGCGTTCATTATGACGCTTAATAATCTCATAATTCATGTGTTTATAGTCCCTAAAAGGTCTAAACACAAACCTTGATATTATGTTTGAGTGGTTGTAGTAGCTAATGCTCGTCAGAGGTAAACCAGTTCATTACATGAACCTCCCTCTGACGAGCCGTCCCCCATCTAAAGTTTTTTTGATTAAATTGTTTCTTTTTATGATCATGGTTTAGTCCTCTTTTAGTTTTCTTTTTATTGCTCTGTAATGCTACCACATTGCAACTTGCCGGGTCTCCCGGTCAAATCGTTCTCTTGCCGCGTTAAAATAATCCACATCAATTTCACATCCCACAAAGTCACAGCCGAAATAATGCGCCGCTATTGCGCTGCCGCCGCTGATTTCTGCGTTGGGCTACGCTATAACCCGAAACACCAAGCCAACGTTTTCAGAATAATAAGAATATTTTTCCGGTGTCCAGCGTCGCAGCGTTGTAAATAGGTTAAGGTCAGTAGTGTAGTCCTCATGCTCTTTTAAAAATATCAGCATTAAATATTTTCCACGCTTCGGAAGCTCGTAAGTTCCGTTGTCGGTATCGTAATCAAGAAAATTTTTAGATAAGTCTTCCAGATTTACCGGAATAACTTGTAGAAGAACAGCCGTTTCAATAACATCATTATGGCTGTTTAAAATCTTTTGGTATTTATGCGAAAACTTTATTTGTGGCATGTTACCTCACTTTCTTTATCAAAGGCGCCCAACAAGGCGCTAGAGCCAAAAAGCGGCTCAGCTTTTCGTTATGTGTGAATATTAAAACACCTTACTATTTCCGGTGTCCATCTAGCCGGTTTATGGTCTGGAAGAGGGAAAGAATCAATGCACTCAATCCGTAAAATCACATCCCTCAATGTTTTCTTTGCCCACTTCTTTGCCGTAAAATCATTAGGCCAGAACCTTACTGGCGGTAAAATCCCTCCTGTAATTTTATATCGTTCAAGTTTTTTTGTGGTTGTCACGTGATAGCCAATCATATAATCTCCAAAAATATTAAAAATCACTTAACAAGTCCATGCAGCCGGAGCGCAGCGATCGGATGAGTTTTTCGTTATGGACAATACACACACCCATCTTTGGTTAAGTCACCCTTCACCACAATTCGCTTTCCGCACTTAGGGCAATTAACAGGCTCAAAATAGTTTTGTTTGGGTGCACTCGGCGGCGCATATTTCTTGCCGTTAGCTTCCCACGTTCTTATTACAGCTTTCCAGTCTTTTATCTTTTGGCCGCCTTTTAACTTCCAACCCCTTGCTTCTTGGTAATCAATAAAATATTGTGGTTTGATATTATTTTTTCTCTCTTGGCAATAAAGAGTGATTTCTTCTAAAGAAGGTTTTTTGAATTTTTTTACTATACTATTATTTAGTTTAGTATAGTTTAGTTTAGTTTGTGTATTATCGTCAGAAGTTATTATGTTTTGCTCGTAAGTTATACCATTTTGTTGGTAAGAAACTAAAATATCGTCTATTTTGATTATAGGATTTTTCCTATTTTTGTAGGCATGGGCGATACTGTCCAGAAAATCTTGTGAGGCAATAACCATGTTATTTTTCCATAATTCCTTGTGAATTTTTCCTGTTGTTGCCATCATATTAAGCATATCTAACCCAGATTCTTCGTCACAATGAGTTTTTGTAAAGAAAAAAAGCCTATCAGCTTCGTCTTTAATGCAAAAATGGTGGTCTGGTGTTGTGCACAGAAAACGCATTACGTTACAGAAAAATCCAGTTCCCTTACTTTGGTATTTACCCTCTAAAACAAACAACGTCTTTCCGTCTTTGACGTAAAAAGGGAAATAATCAACATCGTGTCGTTCTGGTCTAGCCATATATCAATCCTTTATCACCCCTTTATTGTATTAATAATTTTTTTTAATTCGTTATACATTTGACGAAGATAATCATCTCTTGTAATTCCACGATCAACAAACCACTGCTTGCTTTGGGTTTCTCTTTCATGTAGATATTCAAGCCAGTTATTTTTAGCAAGCCAAGCAACGATTTTTTGTTCGCCGGCTTTTGTGTGTAAGTATCTATGACACTTGGCGCAAGAAGGAAACCCGTTCTGCCAAGCGTGTCTAGTGAGTAAATTATTTCTTTTGATATAGTGATGAGTTTCTAGTGTGGTTTGTAGCCCAGACGTGCCGCACACAAAACATCTATTGCGGTGGATTATTCTACACGCCTTTAGCCACATGGATTGTAGGTTACTATCTGATAACCCTTTTTTCATTCTTTATTTGCTTTCCGACTATCACACCGCTTCGTGTTAAATTTCAAATCAGCGCATAGTTCGTGTTTATATACACAACTTCTTCGATAATGCAAGCATTGTTTTTGTTCTTCAATGTTTTCGGCGGTGCAGATACCGTTGACGTTCATGTTTTTCATAGGTTCACCAAAAATGAACAATGCGTCCCTGCGTGATTTTAAGGGGATTTGGCACGTGCTTGGAAACTCCTTGAGAATCCTCTGCCCCACCTATGTCATTTTTTGCCACCACAGCAAAGCAACTAGGCGATGTATTCCCTTGCAAGGTAGGGTTGCTGGTTAGGCATCTTTTACCTTCACGCATTGTTTGTCTTGTCTTATACACCACTAATTAGTAAAAGTCAAGAAAAAAGATTTGGGGTAAATAAAAAAGTTCTTGACAGGCGCATGCCGTTTATGTATAATGCTTCCAAAATAAGAGAGGTAATTATGAAAAGCATAAGCCGAGAAGATTATGGATATTATGAAGCACCGCCGGATTATGAAGAAATGGCTGAAGAACGTGAGCGCAGAGAAGCCCACGATGAGGACGAAGCAGACGAAAAAAGATTAAGGGAAGGAGAAAAATAAATGCACTTTCAGATAGACGAAAAAAGATTTATAGAAAAGACGGAAAGCCCAAAGGGTTTTGTTTCGCTTGTTGAGTGTTGGAAAGACAAAGACGGTAACTACAAACCTAATTGGGTAACAAAAAAGATTTACGGACAAGACAAGGTTGTTCCTGCTTCAATAGGATTGGGGAGCGACAAGGCCACGATTGCGGCATTTGGTAAGTGGTTAGCAAGTGACATGGAAACAGAAACACCCAAAGACGACATTCCTTTTTAGGAGGACATTATGAAATTTAAAATCTTTCAAGACCCAAATGGTATTTTTATGGCGTTTGACGATAACGGGAAATATATAGCGTCTGCGCTGAAAGAACAAGACATGCCTCAAGCTATTCGTGCTAGCCTAAGAGGCAATCTTTTTATTTCCGAAATCGAAGTAGACGCAGAGGAGAATAAAAATGGCTGAAAAAACAGAAGTATTAGTCCGAGAGTCAACGCCGCTAACCCTGTTAAATATTGCGATTGAAAAGGGTGCGGACATTGAGAAGCTAGAAAAATTAATGAACCTTCATTTAACGTGGGAAAAAGAACAGGCAAAAAAGGCATATTGGGAGGCCATGACCGCCTTTAAGGCAAACCCACCGGAAATTGATAAAGACAAGAAGGTAAGTTATAAAACAACGGCAGGGACGACAGCATATAACCATGCCTCACTTGGAAACGTAACTGAAAAAATTAACACGGAATTAAGCAAACATGGTCTCTCAGCAAGTTGGATTACTAAACAAGAGGCGGATAAAGTATCTGTAACTTGCCGGATAGCTCATATCAACGGACACTTTGAGGAAACAAGCCTAACCGCCGCGCCTGATAATTCCGGTGGCAAGAACAACATACAGGCGCTGGGTTCAACAATTACTTACCTTGAACGCTACACAATTCTTGCGCTTACAGGTCTTGCCACTTATGAGGATGACGATGGAAAGGGAAGCGAAGCCGTGTATATTGGCGATAAGCAGAAAAGCACAATCGTTGACATGATTAATGCGAAAGAAATTGACGAGGCCAAATTCCTTAAATACATGGTTGTTGAATCGGTGGACAAAATTTTGGCTGCTGATTACGAAAAAGCTATGGCGTCTTTACGAGCAGCAAAAGGGAGGATTAAATAATGACAGAGAAAAAAATGATAGACACGGCTTTGGCGGAATATAAGATAACTGATGCGGCAATCGCCAAAATAAAAAGCGATTACATGTCATTAATCGTTAAAAATCCGCAAGACATTGAAGGTTATGAGCAAGTACATCGGGCAAGAATGGATGTAAAAAACCGCCGCGTTGATGTTGAAAAAACGCGGAAAAAACTAAAGCAAGATGCGCTTGATTACGGAAGGGCTGTTGATGCCGAAGCTAAAAGAATAATCGGGCTTCTTGAACCCATTGAAAGCTATCTGCAAGAGCAAGAAGATATTGTTGTAAAAGAAAAAGAGCGTATCAAAAAAGAAGAGGAAGAAAAAGAAAAACAAAGAATCCAGCAGCGAATAGACCGCTTGTTTGGAATGGGAATTACGTTTAACAGCGTTAATTATTTACTTCCATTTGCGCCCAGTTTCAGTGTTCCAAGTGCGATTATAAACACTTGCCCAGATGAACAGTTTAAAGAAATTGTCGGTAAGTTTCAATCCTTGATAGATACAGAAAAGAAAAGACTTGCAGACGAAGAGGCAAAGAAGAAAGAAGAAGAAGAAAAACTAGCGGCGCAAAGAGCAGAACAGGAAAAAGAAGCACAACGTCTTGCCGCACTAGCCGAAGAGCAGCGGATAAAAGAAGAAAAGCTAAAAGCCGAGCAAGACGCGATTATAAAAGAAAAAGAGCGTATTCAGCATGAGAAAGATATAGAGCTGGCAAAAAAAGAAGCGGCGGAAAGAGCGTTGAAAGAAGCCGAAGAAAAAGCAAAAAGAGAACAGGAAGAAAAGACTCGACAAGAAGCAGCTAGAATAGCCGAAGAACAGCGACAAGAAGCATTAAAGCCGGATAAGGAAAAAGCAAGCCTATACTTTAAGTCAATCATAAAACACATGCAAGAAAAATGTCCGTCCACAAAAGACAAGGCAATTAATAAAATTATTGCCGAGCTAGAGGCTGTAATTGAAAGAACGGTTGATGAGTCATTGGCTAGATTGGAGGAAATCTAATGCCCATCATTATTGATGAGTTTGAGCAATACTCGCCTGAATGGTATGCTGCCTGTGCTGGTAATGTTGGCGCAAGCAGTATTGACAAAATCATAACCACCACCGGCGCAAGGTCAAAACAGCGTGAGGATTTTCTTTTGCAACTTGCCGGTGAAAAGATAACCGGAAAGCAAGAGGAAACATTCCAGAGCTTAGCAATGCAGAAAGGAAAAGAGCGAGAGGCTGGGGCAAGGGCTTTATTTGAAATGCTTTATAACATAGAAGTCAAGCAATGTGCCCTTGTCTATAAAGATGAGTGGAAATTATGTCATTGCTCACCGGATGGATTAATCGGCGAGAAAAAGGGTATTGAAATAAAAAACCCCACGATGAAAACTCATATTAAGTATCTTTTACAAAACACGCTTCCAACGGAATATCTTTTGCAAACACAGATGAGCCTTTATGTAACGGAGCGAGAATCATGGTATTTTATGTCAGCCTTTGAAGGATTACCACCGTTGATAATTGAAGTTCAGCGTAACGAAAAGCTGATTGAAATAATTGGCAAAGAAATTAATGAATTCAACCAAGAGCTATTATTGCTTGTTGAAAAAATTAAGGCAAGGCAATGAAAAGCATTAAAGTAACGTCTATAAGAGAAGGTCAGCCCATATTCGATAAACCGCTTCAGGATTTGTTAAAGGAGTGCGTTGTTGGTGGGGCGTTACAAGTTTTATCGCCTAAAGAGTTTATTACCCATCAGCAGATAAAATGGTGGAAGGGCGTTTTGCTTCCGGCTCTCTCAAAGAACACAGGCGACTCGATAGAGTGTTGGGAAACAAGATTAAAGCTATCAGTTATGCCGGACGAATTTAAACCAGAAACAGTTTTGGTCGGAAACACAGAATATACCAGAATACCGTCTATAACAAAACTCGGTATAAAAAAAATGAACGAATTAATTGAGGGAAGCGTAGAAAAATGTTGGGATTGGGGTTTGTCTTGGGTTACGCTTCCCGATAGCGAATTAAGGAGTTGATATGACATTAGCACAGCCAAAAAGAAAAATACCGATAGCAATACCTGTTAAGAAACTGAAGAAGAAAAGGGATTACAGGATACTTTTTTGGGTTAGTTTGCTTATAAATGTGGCGTTAGCGGCACTGCTTTTGTGTAAGGCATAACGCCGGAACTCAGGCGGAGTGAGCCGCAGGCGAGGGATCGCCTGTAGTGATTTGTTAGCACTTTTTTATTTTAGATTGGAGAAAATATGACAACGAAAGAACGAATGGCGTTGCTAAGGGAATGGGAAGCTCAGTTTCGTCTTATTGATGAAGCGTGGACTTCGCTTGAAAAGTTGTTCCGTGGTCTTGATTGCGATTCTGAAATCGGGAAAGCAATGTGGGATACTTTTTCCAAATATACAAAAGCAACGGCGTTACAAATTGGAGATACTGGAGAATGGTTGGATTGGTATTGCTGGGAAAATGATATGGGTTTAAGAATGATGGAAGCGAAGGCGTCGTCATGGAAGAAGATGCGAAAAATAGTGAACCTAGAAGATCTGTGCCGATTAATTGAGTCTGATATTTCGTGCTAACAATTAATATACGTAGTTGGTAATTTACGGGTTTTTCTGCACGAAAGGGAATTTCTGCAAAGGGGCGACTATGGACTTTGAAAAAGACACTATGGAATGGATAAATCTCTGGAAAGTGGTTCTTTTACTTCAAGAACATGATATTACCCTAAAGCCCGACAGAACAAATTCAAATGAATACGCAATGGATTGTTCAGCGCGATTTCCCTATTGCGGTGCAGACATGACTTATAATGCAAAGGTATTTGACCAACTAGCAGATGTGCCATTTGACCTTGTGCCACACGAATTACTACACATTAACTCAAAAGAACTTGAAACTTTAGGGCTTGACCGTCACGCCACAGCACAACAAATAGATTGGGCGGAGGAAAGATTAACCGACAAAACAAAAAAGATTGTTTCACGGATTGTTTTAGTAGCTTTATTTTTAATCAGTGGCAGAAAACGATTAAACAATAATTTAAAAGAAACAATGCAAGAATTAGTTAAGTTACTAAATGATTTTGATACAGATAATCTACCGGAGGCAAAATGCGAGAAGTAGAAAGCATATCGTTTAAAGGAAATGGACGGAAAATAGCCGTTTATTATTTATCCCCAAGTGATATAAAAAAGAAAAGGGTTTTTAAGGGCGACTGTATCGGCTTACGGTTTGACGCACAATCAAAAGAAAACTACACGGTTTATATGCGCCCAGATGAAGCGTTGATGGTAGCAGGGTTATTGGTAAACACAGTTTGGAAAATTACAAAATCCTATTGTTTAGGATTGGTCAGGCAAAAAAAGAGTGGGCGATAAAAAACACAGAGAAAAGAAAAAAGCAAAAGGGATTTGTGTTAATTGCACTCAAAGGGCAGTTGCCGGAAAGACACGTTGTAAAGACTGCGCCGAAAGGGACGCAAGAGAAGCTAGGAGAAGGAATATTAAATACAGGAAATACCGGAAGGATAACAGACTTTGTGTTAGTTGCAGAACGCCCTTGCTTGATGATGAAAAAACAAAGTGCATAAATTGTAGTAGTATGAATCGCTACATGGAGGCTCGAAAATGGAAAGAATAATCAAAGACATACCGTTGGATTGTGAAATTGCTTTAATTAGCGACACGCATATCGGGAGCAAAAAGGCTCACATTACCGGAATACAAAGGGCAGTTGACTTTGTAAAGGAAAAACCGAATAGATTTTGGATTCATCTAGGCGATTGGATTGAGGCTATTACCACTGATGACAAGAGATACGAAACCGAAACCACTGAACAGCCTATCCCAGAACTCCAAGCGAAAGAAGCAATTAGTATGTTCTTGCCTATCAAAGAACAGGGAATCTGCGGATTGTTAGGCAACCATGAACGCAAATTATCACGGACAATAAATTTCGGGCGGTCAATCTGTGAAGGGTTAAACATTCCTTACGCTACGGAGTCGGCAAGAGTTTTGTTTTTTAAAAAAGAGAAAAGATTTTTTAAAAAGAAGAAGCCCCTCTTTAAGTTCTTCATAGCTCACGGCAATAAAGTTTTCCGGTCAAACGCAAAGGATTTTATTCAGCGTGAAGCAAATAAAAAAGCGGCTTTAAAAATCTCACTTCAGTATAAAATGGGCGATTGTCAGTTAATGGCAGTCGGCCATGCTCACTGGTTAGCAGTAGTGCCACCCGCCAAACTTTTATATTTACAAGATACAGAGGACGGAATAAAGCATAGGTATCTCAACCAAGATGAAACGCCGGAAGGATATATTGATTTTGACCGCAGATGGTATTGTTGCACAGGCTCATTCTATAAACTGTTTATTGACGGTATTTCCGGCTACAATGAGCCTTACGACCCTAACGATTTAGGATTTTTAAACGTGATAATTCAGGGCGGCAAGATTGTTGACATTCAGGAAATAATTGTCTAACCAAAAAATAAACTTAACAGGGCAAGGTAGCGAAACGCTGCATATTGTGGTGGTATAAAGCGGAGTAGTTCTTGCCCTTTTAAAATAAAACCCCGGCAGTATTTCTACCACCGGGGAAAAAGGAGGATGCCACAAACGGGCATGAAGAGATTTTAATTTCTTTCCGGCAATTCAAAGCCTTTATAAATTAAATAGTCTTTGTAAAAAATTGCCTCACTTTCCAAAATTTGGCAATCCCTAATCAGCTTGTCAATTAGTTCCAACTGCTCTCGGTTTGTCTGCTTTAGGGCAGAAACCAAAGACTCAAGGCGTTCTATTTTTTCCTTTGATTTCTCAATTTCCATATCTGCCAATTCATTTATTTCAATCATTTCATCATTCATACTTTTACCCCATCACTTTTCCGGCAAGATAAACCACAACAAACCCGATTGCCACAATCAGAAACATCACAAACGCCCCACTTCCGAAAGCTTGGCAAAGCTCTGTTTCGTGCCGTTCTTCTTGTTTATAATACTTTTCATAAACATCCGCAAGCTCAATTTTTTTCGTCCATTCATTTTTCATATTTGCGCCTCCATAAATTCAACCTCAATTTCCGGTTTTAACGCCTCATTTAAAACTTCTTCCCAATCTTCCGGCGTGAAGTCTTGAGCGTCCAGTAAATCGCCCTCTGATAATTCCTCTCGCAATACCTCCGCAATTCTAAGCTTTAAATCGTCCATAATTTCCCCCCTAAATTAAAATTATTATTAAACTTATCACAACCATAAACCAGAACACAACCTTCAATTCAATTATTGCTTTCATTGTTAGGCCTCACTTTCCGCTAATTCTTTAATGTGCTTCATCAGCCTTTCATATTCAGCAAATAAGGCACGTTCTTTTGCGTTTTTTCTTAGATTACATGCCTTAAAACGCCACAATATATCCCAAACATAATTCAGCGTAGGAATATCCAGTTTTGGTTTGTCTTTCATAAGTTCAAAGTTTATTGATTTCATTATTCGGCCTCGCTTTCCTTTTTGTTATGTTGTCGGGTATTCTTCCGCCGTTGCTTCTTTTATCATCTTCCGGCGACTCTAATTCGTTTAAATATTCCTGAAAGTCTTTTTTTGTTTTTCTCATTACTTGACCTCACTTTCCTTTAAGCCATTTCAATAAATTTCGGCGGTTCTTTCAGCGCATAAAACTCTCTTCTTGAATAATGCACTTTCCCGCCGTTTTCGTCTTTGCCGTAAATATTATGCTCGTCAATCTTGAAATCGTATTCGCTGACATAAGCAACGGCCTTTTCGCTTGCTTTACTTATTATCTTAATCATGGTTAAACCTCCTTAATGCTATAAGAAAACTCAAGATGCGTATTCTTATATATAATCCCATAGCTCGCATGGTTTTTGTTGGCAAACCATAATTCACACTTGCCCGTTTCAACGTCTTCAAGTAAATGTTCACCCTTGAAAAATGTTGCAACGTGCCTATATCCTGCCCGCTTCATTGTTTCCTTATTCATTGTTTGACCTCCTCTTTTTTATTTTCCGCAATCGCGGTTAATATAGCTTGCCGGATAAGCTCCGGCGGTTAGTTGTTAGTTAATCAACGTATGCGCCTGTAATTCGTGGCAACCTTCCACAATACTGCCCACCCCATTGCCGAGTTGTTCCGCTGTCTGTGTCCCAGCCTAAACATCCATTTAAAAGAGATGGATTGCTAAAAGCGTCCTGTAAATTATACTGAATGCGGTTTGACCAGTGATGTTTTGTTCCGCCTAAGAATATCCACGTTGAAGAAAAATCTTTTAAACCGTTAGCCTTTATATGCCCTTGTTTATTGACGCTGTAATGTTCTCCTCTAAAGGTAAAATTTAACGTTTTCATTTTGTCGCCTCCTTTTTTTAGTTTTTGCCGGATAAGCTCCGGCGGGCTTTGTTATGCCAGATTGCCGTTTCCGTCAAATTCATAGTCATTAGCCTTAATTGTTTCAATAATCGCCGCTTCGCTAGTGAGATATTCATATTCCTTCTGGAGTATTATGCGATAATCATCCAATAAGCTTTTTAAAAATTCTTGTTCCAGTTCATCAATTTCATCTTCTGGACAATCCTCAATGTCTTCATATTTTCCCGTCAATGCCTCAAGGTCATTCAAAAAGCTTTTCGCCGTTTTGTATGTTTCGGTTTTATTGCCATGGATTTTAATAATTTCCTCAGCTATTTCAGGAAGTGATATTAACGCCTCGCCATCGCAATATGCCCCCCTATCAATATCAAAACCTGTAATTTTTAATCCGATTTGTTCCGCATCTTCATAAACAGGCGTCCACCAGCCATAATAAGCATTAATGTCGTAAAGATTTTCAATCGCCTTTTCTCTAACATCTTCCGGCAATTCTTCAAATTTGTAAAGCGTTCTTGTGGTCGTCTCTGTTCTCATGGTTATTATCCTCCTCTTTTTATTTTAAGCCTTGACGGGCTTTCGCCCGTTTCGTCCTTCAGGACTCGTCAGAAGGCTAGTTTCCATCAAATTCTGGCGCAAGTATGCCATAACCGCCCCAGTCGGTATCAATTCTTTTTTCTGCCTTACTATTGTATCCGGCAGTCCAATTGTCATCAATTTTTAAAGCGTATCCCCTGGCATCGCCATTGACGAAAACTGGGATGCCTTTTCTTGTGTAGTTCAAAATCTTGTCAACGGCTTTTAATATCGGTTCGCATTTTTCGTCAAAATTATCAGTAGTTACGCCATTTACTCCATTGCAGTAATCTTCAGCAAGTTTATGCGCCTTAACTTCTAAACTGTGCAATTTTTTAGCAAGTTTCACATTATCCAGGCCGGTTTCAAAAATGGCGTTTAGGTTTGCGCCGTGATTCTCAATTTGTTTATACATTCTTTCTTTTTTATTCATTTTTCTTTCCTCCTCTTTTTATTTTTCCGCAATCGCGGTTATAATAGCGTGCCGGATAAGCTCCGGCGGGCTTTGTTA